CTGCCATTTATTTCACCGTACCTGCTTTCAACTGTGCAGATATATTTTCCCAATCCGCGTTGACCTGTTCGGGTGTCATGGACTTTAGCTCCTGCGCGGTGTAGACGCGGGGCGGTGTGTTGGTAGTCCCTGGATTGGTGACTCCACCTACAGCGGTTTGCTTGACTCCTAAACTGGCCACCAGCTTGTCGGCACTGGCGGCCATCTCCTCCTTCGTTGATCCAACGACAAACTCGACCAACTCCGTGGGGAGTCCCTTGGCTGCGGCAATCTCTGCTCGCGTTCGCGTTACGGCAGACTGCGCCAACTCCCCCTCCAGCTTGGCGAGGGCGGCCCGCTCAGAAACAAGTTTCTCCTCCAGGTTAGTTATCCGCTTAAGAAGATCAGGGTCCATAGCGTTACGCGCTTCTCTGTCGCGAGCTAGACGTTCCTGAACTATGCGGTTAACATCTTCCTGTGTAAACTTCCTATCGTCTTCTGCCATAATGCACCAACCTTAACGGCGGTTGTAACCTACACTGTATTATCGGGTTGAACATATTTAAACTTTCGGAACCAGGTCTGCCCTGGCCTGGCCCGCGTACTCAGACTGTTCTCGAGGGGGCTCGCCGATCTCCAGGGCTATGCGGACAAGCTCCGCCCTTGCCTCGGCCTCGGTGCATTCGTCAAGCCGCCGTATGGCACTCTCCTTGCTGGTCAGCCCGGAGTTCTTCCTGGCCTGTTCTATACGGGCGTCCTCGAGCACGTCGCGGGGCAAACCGTCGTTGAACTTGATCTTGTCTATCTTAACCTCGATAGCTCCAGGTATCCTACCGATTACATCCAGTTTCGAAGCGGCTTGTAAAGCGCGGCGGAGTGGAGTCTCAAACGCCAGTCTGATCCGGTTGGTACGACTGATCGTCCTCACCAGCAGCCGGCGCCACGCGGATCCGGTAACCGCCTGACCGGTCGGGAACCGGCCGAGAGCAGCGGGAGATAAGTCAGTAACATGATACAACATGTCCGTAATAACCTCCATCTCCTTGAAACTCGACGTGAGCTTGCCGTCCCACTCGATGTACTGGGGGGGCTGGGCATCTCCACGAAGAGGGATGTAGCGGCCGTGGATCGAAACCTTGCGGGTACCGTCGGTCGGGTTGGTTTCAATCATACTGTCTGGACCGGCCATTATGGGGCGGCTATGGATGTCAAGCACGTTCATGATGCGGACCATCCTGGACTCCAACTCCTTGACCAGATTGGCCATCACTTCGAAATCGGAAGTGCCGTACACATCTCCGCGTCGTCTGGAGTTGATGGCATAAAACACCAACGGATAACCTATGGAGTGGTGCTGGATTGGCTGGACGCCAACATACTTCACGCTCATGTCCAGAGGGACCTGGTGATCGATGGTGTTGCCGTTCATCCACCAGAGCTGGTGCTCGACCGAATCGTCCCTGTGGATCTCCACCTTGAGCAGCCTCGCGTGAGCTCCGCCTATCTGCTCGGTGAACACCCAGGCCAGAACATGCGCCCTTATATTAGTGACGTCATCGGGATCCACGATAGGGAACCAGATGCTCGGGTCAACATACCCTATCCGACTACCGCCATTGAACGACACCGAGTAGACACACTCGCCGAACTTGCAGTAATCTCTCGCAAGGTTGTGAAGCTCCTGGTACAGGTTGCTCCGGTCAACGATAGCTCCAAGCCCGTCCGGGAGGATGGGAGCTTCGCCAAACATGTAGTCAGCATATATGTCCGCCTCGACATGGAACCAGTTGAAGTCCAGAACCTTCGGGGCGCCGAGGGACTGGAGCATCATGTCAGCACGTTCAAGGTCAGTCATGGACCAGAGCTCCGGCCACAACTTCTGGTGATCACCGTCGTACATCATCTGGTATTTCTCGTACCGCCTGAGCCGATCGTTCTCCTCGGGAGGGGGGAACTGCTTGGTCGGGGCTAGCCAGGACAGATCTGTCAGCATACTGGTTATTATACCTCTGATGGTATTTAAGGCCGCTTGGGTCGGAAAAAAATTTGGGGTTATGTTGGTGTGTGTGGTGATGGTGTGCGTGCTACCTACTTGTTATGCTGTGCCGTGTTGCGGTGTGTGCCCTAGACGATGCTGTTAACAACATACCGCAATCCGTCTATAGGGTGGTCATCCTCCTTCACCACCTGGTCGTCCGTGCTTGATTCGTCCCACTCGTAGTTCTCGATGCAATGTATCAGCCAAGGTACATTCCAAGTAAGTTTCAGCTTACCAGTTTCAAGCATAGATGCAATGTGCCTGATACCATACACCACCTGGTTGTCCGCCGGGTGTGCCTGATACATCCCATCGTTCAGCAGCTGCAGTATAAAGCTGGCCGCCGACGGATCCACCTCGATCGTCGATGGATAATACCTGACCTCCTCCCCCCCGGCCGGGGGCTCCGCCCCCGGCCAGGGTGTGCGCATCTCCGCGGGCGGGGTATAGGTATGACTCAGCCACGCCGCCATATCACGTGAGTACTCGACATCAGTCTTCTGCCGCCCGGTAACGCTAGAATCCCAATAGTATTCGCGGGACGCGTACCAAGTCCCGTCCCGGTATCTCTCCATCTGGACAAAGTAGGTAGGGTTCTTAGTACCGTAGTCTACGCCCACCCGGACCTCAACAGGAACAGAACCAACGGGCGGCGAGGATATGTGCTTGTCACGAGCGAAGTTGGAGATGGCTAGACCCGACGCGGATCGCCAGAGACCCATGATGTTACGGTCATAGAACAGGGTGCCGGGAGGGTTCTCTCGAACGATCGCTTCCTTGTAAGACTGATCAAGATGGGGGTTGTCGGATAACGTGAACCTCCACGCGGCTATGTCGTCGGGTCCCTCGTCTACCCCGGGGAGGAGGGGCGCGCCACACTCGCCGGCGGCTGCGGCCGCCGGCTCGCCGTTGCGGTCGTGTACCTTGCTCACGAATCTACGGTACAGGTAATGACTAGGAGGCCCCGGGTTAAGGGTACCGATGATGGCAGCTCCAGGGTCGGACAGTCTGCTCAGGGCGGTCATGGTGAAGTTCTCGGGTACATGTAACCACTCGTCAACGTATACCCGCCACAATGACTCACCCTCGATGCGCTTGTAGCTGTCAAGCTTGTCAGCTCCCTCGCACCAGATCTCCCTATTAAAGATGGTAAGCACTTTCGCTTGCCTTTTGAAGTTGACGTAATCAGGTAGCAACTTTTTAATCTCACTCACTATGTTTCTCTCGATACTTGAAATGGTATTCCCAACAAGCAGCACATTACCATCAGGGTGTTCGAGCGTTTCCCATAGCATCTTGAGTACCTGAGCCATGGTCTTGCCACTACGCCAGCTCCCATACAGGATGTTAATCCGTTTCGATGGGGTCACTAAATACTGGCCTTGCTTTCCTGTCGGTATCTGTAGCATTGTCCACCTGCACCTGCTGGAATATCTGCACGAGTCGATTCATAGCATGATCCTGATCATCACCGGATTCGACTGCATACTTGTCCACGATAATCCCCATACAGATACACAGATCCTTGATATCCCGTGGACACAACTCCGGTCGAAGCAGCATCGCCTGGACGCGATCCATCGCAAAACTCAGTGCTTCTTGCCGCTTCTCCGTCTTGATATATCTCGTATACGAATTCAGCCCATCCTCTAGCTCCGACTTCTTGGCCAGCAGCTTCTCTTGCATGGTCTTAGTCAGCATACCCTTGTGTTTCTCAGCCGCACGGATCACGAACCCGCGATCTCTTCCCAGCATCCGACCGATCTTGTTCGGGTTGATCCCCTGCACCAGATACTCCACGCACTTCAACTCCTCCTCCGGAGTGCTGGCCCTTCGCCGCCTAACGTTTTTCAGTTCTCTTTCTGGCTCTGTCATCGTAGACCTCCGTTTCCACTGGAACTTTTGTCACCCCGCCCAGTTCTCCAGGCAGTGCCGAGATTTATGGTAGAACCATGGTAGAACTGAACTCCCTATGGTAACTCCACAGAGGCGCTGCATAGCGTTATGGTACAAATGGTAGAAATGTGCGATGCTTAGTTTCCATACAGATTCATTGTACATATCTGTACAACAGCTGCTGTACATAATTGTACAATGCCCTATACGAATTATTTCGCCATTATTTCTACCATTTGTACCATAACATACCATAAGGAATCTACTGATATCGATTTCATCTATGGTAGAACTGAGAAAATCTATGGTAGAATGGTAGAACTTGAAAGGTCGATTTCCACTGGAACTAGCCTCGAAATTCTCCAGTGGAAATGGACCTTTGAAACCAAGTGCTAGCACTTCATTGGATAGATTCATAGGCAGTATCAACTTCCACACCAGCTCGCCTTGGCTTTAATGTAACCCGGAGTTTCCTTCAAAGCGAGCTCTAGCTCTTCACTGGACGAGTTCGAAGCCAGCTTGATCCCATCGTAGTACTCGGCTGTCATGTCACGGGTCACCGCGATACCATGGGCACTCAACAGGTAGCGCCCGACCTTCCTCGGAGATAGCGCAAAGTAGCCGTACTCGGCACAGTATTCCTTGTACTCCTTGTGTAATTCGGCTCTCCGGACCTTATATCGTTCACCCTTTATAACCCTGTAATCAACACTAATAAAAGTTTCCAGGCTATTACACGACAGCCTGTACTCCCTGTGCGTCACATCCGCACCGACAGGCGGAGTTAGGCCGTGTTTGAGATACTCAGTGTAGCCTTGGATGCACCAGCGCAGGACAGCGCTAAGCTCGTTGTCTAGCTTGTTTCTAAGCATCCTGTCTATTCGCCCCTTGAAGCTGACGTGGAATGGAATGACCTTGATCCTATCCCAGGCGGCTGCCGTCGTTTCAGTGATCAGTGGCCTGGTGTTACCCGCGAGCCAGATCGTGGCCTGGGGGTTGAACTGGATCTCCTTCTGGTACAGGGACCTGGCCCTGATAGGGTCGCCGCCTGTCCACGGTTTCAGTACTTCCATATTTAAAACAGCGTCATCTCCCGGCTCACCAGCGGAGATGAATCGCTTACCACGGAGGCTAACCAAATCATCGCGTATATCTCTGGAATTCTTCTTCCGAAGGAATGTGTCCATGTTAGCGTGGATGCCATACTCTCCGCACACACGACGGATGGTCGTCTGGAAGACGGATTTCCCGTTGTCTCCATCACCGGTCGCATCGTCACAGTAGAAGAAACATTTCTGGGACATGTCCCCTGAGATCCCGTAGCCCACGCATCTCTGGACCCAGTTCCTGATCTCCTCGTCGGGCCAGACCTCCGTGACGAACTTGTCCCACCGGGCGCCAGTTGCGTCGGGGTCCAGCTTACATCCTCCGATCAAGGTGATGTAGTCCTCGCGCTTAGGAGGATAGCTGGTTGCGTTTCTGAAGTCGACCGTCCCACCTTCGAATGTCATCTTCATAGGATCGGAGTCAAGCTCCGCGATGCTGATGGCGATGTCAGGATCCCGGGACGCGAGCGTGAGCATAGCGTTGCGGCCATGCAATGTGTCCGACGATTTGGCCCAGCACGGACCCTTCTCTTCACCGGAGTCTGGCATCAATGAGTATAGGTAGTCAATCACCTCGTTTGCCATCGCGTGAATGGTGCTAGCAGCGTCCTCAGCCCATCTGTTGCCATCCCAGATGTACCAGGTCTTCGTCTGGCTGCAGTAGCGGACATTCTCTCCGTGCAGCTTCTTGAACCGCAGTGCATTACCACCTTCGGTATTTTCGAAGTTGTCGCCCTTCGGTTGGATGTCTTGTATCATACCGACATCGATCATTGTCTGGCGGAGCTTAGACTTGTGATCGCGATAGATGTCAGCACACGCTATAACACCAGCGAGTAGGAGGATCAACGATTCCTTACCACCACCTCGCTGGCACGCATGGCAGAACCATACCTCGTCTTCGACGTTGATAGATAGGCACGTGCCGCTGACCGATCCATGACATGGGACCACTCCCTTCCATTCGTTGCCACCGCCTACGGTTGGTTCCCACTTGAAGTGCTCGAGGATCTCTGTTATGCTGAACTGGACTTTCCGCTTCATCATGTTCTCTATGGCTGTCTTCAAAGATACGTGCTTCTTCGCGTTGGTTGAGTAGCCTGAGAAGATGTCCACTAGCTCTGACACCGATAGCACGCGAACCGGCGCAGGATTGACGATTTCCCGTTTCCCCCCGCGCCAATTGGGGGAGTTGGGAGCTACCGCATTCGCACCGTTGGACTTGATCTCCGCGATCTTGATACCATCTTCGTTGAAGATATTGAACGGCCCCACGTGTAGCTCGGGGCACTTGTAGTAATAGTGCCTGCTAACATCACCGATGCCATCGGTCAGTGTCTCTGGCATCTTGGTATCGAATGCTGCTCGCCCATCGATGTTGTCGATGTCAATGACACAAGCTCCTCCGAACCCAGTGCAGATCCCATACGAGATGCCATCAGGAATCTCCGTCTCAGTGAACGAGTTGTTGATCGTGTTCCACTCCGCGCCGACAGGATTCTTCCCACTGTTCTTGTCACCGAGGACGACAGGCTTGAGCTTGGTGAACCTGAACCGCTGGCCTTTCAACTGATCCGGGATCATTCGCTACCACCAACGTAAAGCGCAACCGCGAGCGCAGCATCTATGACCCGCGGTATGTCGAGGAAGACATTATTCTTGCACAGCAAGTAGTTGTCAACCACAATTTCGGAAAGGACCTTCACGTTAGTGACAAGCTCCAGAGGAGGGATCGCATCAATAGCCCAGCCACATCGCCTGAGATTATCCATCTGCAGCTTGCGTCTGACTGCCATCAGCTCTGCCCTGATGGCATCGGTCGTAGGAGAATATTCAGGTGCGTTCAGTACGACGTGCTGGAAGTGCATCGATCGGATGGCAATATCTATCATCGCACTCTCATCGAAACAGAACTTGTGGGAGAGCTCTCTGAGCATCTCTTTCTCAGAGACCTCGTGCGATATTCTATCACGCACGAGATCGCTGACGGTCCTACCGGACTCGGCAGCATCTCTCTTCAGCACTCGCATGTCGTCTTCGTCAACTCGTATGGTCAACCACTTCGATCTCGCCATACACTATGATGTGTGGCACACCCTATATAAGGGTGTTGCACCAGCGACTGGAAGAAGGCAGCGGCCCTTCGGGCTTCCCGCGCTGCGGCGCGGCGCTGCCATCTTCCGTCGCTTCTCCAACCTTATTGATGAGCTGCGCTCCGGGGGTGCGTGGGGGGAAATATGTTGCTGATTGTGTCGGTCATAGAACAGCCATTCCTACCCCGATGGTCGCGGCAATCGCTATCACGCCACCCGCTGCGTATATGATGATGGTATGTCGCCAGACAGTTCCGTGAAGGTTGGACACCTCACCGCGCATGGCAGCGAGGTTGGCGTCTTGCGCAGAGAACGAGTCATGCATGTCTGACCGGAGTCGAGATACTTCTGCTCGAATACTATCCATACTACCCTGGATGGCATTTAGTGTATTAAGTATCTGGTCGTTCACTCGTCCACCACCGGAGCTAGGAACAGTGTCCTCATCGGGAGTTCCCCGTCGACGAGTGGCTCTGTTGTGAAGTTTAGTACCATGTAAGTAACGCCATCGAGCTTAAACGTATACAGTGGTCCGCCGGTGTGTGTGCGCGACGAGTCTATTTCTTCGTCAGTAATGACCTCGACAGTCGACACGGTGAGCCTGCCGGCGTAGCTCATGACCTGCTGGTTCTTCCTGGTCCACCGAACCCAGATGATCTTCTGCCATCCAGGGATAACCTCCACATACCCGCCAGCTCCCCGATGGGTAGCCTCCTTGATAGAGACTACCTGTTGGGTAAGATACTCATTCATATGATCACCGCGTGGTCCAGGAAGTATCCTCGAAGCAACGTGACCGCAATGCTGGACCACATGGAATCGGGATCCTTGCCGACGAGCTCCTCGTGTAGACCGTCTTTGCCCATGGAGAAACTCCTAACTCCGTCTTGTCGCAGCCGGGCTCGGCGGGTGTCACCATACTTTAACATGACAAGAGCTTCCTCGCAACACGCCATCTTGACTACCAGTGGGACCTCGCCATCTCCCTCCCACTTCTCTGTCACGGGGTTGTAGAACTCCCGGGGGAACGCGTTGGTCTGTTCGCTGTCTACTTTCCGGCCACCGAACGGGAGCATGTTGATCTTCCTGGTGGCCTCGCGCAGCAGGGGGAGACGCAGCCCAAGCCTGCTAGGAACGGGGTCAACTCCACCGTACAGATACGTCTTAGGAGTTTGGGCGATAAGCTCCGTGCCGTCGCCGGCGGACTCTGCTACAACGAGGGCAGCAGCATTTGCGTTTGCAGCTATCTGTGCGATCACGTCATCGTGGTCGGCGTCTTCACCATATTCGACTATGATACTTCGCCCGATGACGGATACCATCTCACCGAACTCCGCTGGTTCGAGCCTGACGTTGATCAGGTTGCCTTCAGCACCTTCGGTGACCGCCGTGATAATCAGTGGCATGTCGGTCGATTCGACGGTGTTGCAATACATGTACGCAGCAGAGCCTTCCTCACCGGCGGAGAACCAGTCTAGTGCATACGGTTTGTTCTCAGGATCGAAGTACTCGTTCGCTTCGCTGAGCGTAGCATATTCTTCTGTAATCATGTTACCCATCCTACTAGATTGATAATGGAGGACCCGTTGCCACCACGACTAAACGAAAACCGTTGTGATGCATTGGCTATAATGTACTGTTGATCGTTCGCGATCTGGGTTCCCCCGCGGTTGATGTCGTGTGATGAACTCCCACCGTACTTACGGAGCCGCGTGGTGCCAGTCGATATGGTGAGCTTGTGAACTAAGATGATGGCAACAGCGCCTGCTGGGACGTTATTTGACACATCGACATCAACGAACGTGTTGCCAGCTCCGGACTGGGATCGGAACGTCACTGTGTCTCCGTTAGCCCAATTGTCTGCACTCGACACTGTAGTAACTGTATATGGCCCGGTCGCGACGTTTGTAGCAATGCGGAATGAATCCCGGGTGGAGTTGTAAACGAGAACCCTGCATGTGCCCTCGGGCATAACTCCGGCTCCAGCCAACACGAAGCTCGTAGAGGTAGGATTACCGCTGATCGTAGTAGACAACACGTCGCTCGACGATCCAGCGATATACAGCACCTGAACTGGAGTTGCCAGGAGCTCCATGCCTCCACTGCCGGACGGTATATCACTGATCCGCATCCTGTAGTAGTCGCCGTCCCTGGCTACAAGAATGTAATCTCCGTCGTCGTAACCAGTGGTCCCAAGCCACCACATGTCATCGTCGTCTGCAGAACCAGTGGGTCCGGTGGGGCCGCTAGGCCCGGTCGGCCCGGGAACCGTGGACGCGGCACCAGTCGGTCCTGTCGGTCCTGTCGGACCCGGTACGGTGGACCCAGCTCCGGTTGGCCCGGTGGGGCCAGACGGTCCAGTTGGTCCCTGACCGCCGATCGACGACATGAGTTGCCACCATTCGGCATCAGGCGGTTCCTTGTTTAGACAGTTGTCTTTGATACAAACGTAACTTGAACCACCACGGTTGACAGAGTCCTTCTTGTTATAGGTGGTACCACTGTCCCATGCGCCTAGGAACTCCAGGGCCCCTGCTTCGCCCTGAGCTCCGGTGGGGCCGGTCTTGCCGGTAGGCCCAGTTGGGCCAGTCACGGTAGAGTCAGCTCCAGTGGGTCCTGTTGCTCCTGCAGCGCCTGCAGCTCCGGTTGGGCCAGCGGGACCCGCCACGAGAGGAAGCTGACTAACCTGTGCCCTGAAGTAATCCCCGCCCCCATACCCGTGGATCCAGTCGTCAACAGATATGTCGCCGATCAGAACGTCTGCATCCATGAACGCCCCGCCACCGCCCCCTCCGGCAGGACCGGTAGCACCGGCTGGGCCGGTAGCACCTGTGGGACCTGTAGGGCCACCACCAAGTAGAGACGCTACTTGTGACAAAGTGGCGGATCCGTAATACTTGGTCGAACCAATGTAGAATCCAACAAGAATCTTGTCGGTGGAATCAAGGGGCGCCACTGGGTCCAGGGTGAGGAAGTCGTCGTCGGGAGCACCACCCCCCCCAGCACCAGCTGGCCCGGTGGGTCCGGTCGATCCTGTCGGTCCCGATGGTCCGGTAGGTCCGGTGCGACCCCACGAGTCGTCGGTATGCCACTCGTTGCCATGTTGCCCGGGAAGGTCAGTCATCATCCACCCCATATACCGCCCCAGCTACTGGCGGCTCCGATTTCCTCTTCTGACCCGAACGTACCCCATGCAGGTTCGTCTGCTATATATTTACGAGCGATGACCCAGAACACGTCTTCGGTGAACTGGGGGTAAGAACCGTACTTGGAGAACTGGAACCCGAGCTTGTCGGCTCCTGACGCAGTGACGCCATTTATGGGTTTGAAACTCTCTGATACAAGTTCGATAGTGTAGTCGTTGCCGACCTTGGTTATACGATAGATGCCGGGGTACCAGGCGGCACTCTTGGATGTCGTGTACGCGAAGAATTCGTGTCCTGTATCGGACTTGGTAGACCCGGCCCATACGTATGAGTAAGGGGAGCCATACGTAAGGTGGCTGGCCGACCCATGACCGTCGTCCGCCATCGATGCTACCAGACACTTCTCATTGCTGTCGTGGATAACCATGCCGGCGAGGCCCATCCCATGGGAACTTCCCGACCCGCCTGGGTGATATATAGACATGCTGTACTCGATGATTACGTTGGTGGGGATCGTCCATTTAGCAGTTAGCTGGTATGCGCCTTGGCCGGAGTTGCTGGGCCAATCACCCGGGTGACCAGTAACCCGGAGCTTACCACCACTTACAGACGACGTTAAATTATTGTTCTCCCACTTGTCTCCATCGAGGCTGGTCCCGGGGAAGTAATCGGCAAACTCGAACGTGTCGTCTGGATCAGACACATCGGTTGCTTCCGCGTCCCCGTAGTAAATATAATAATCCATCGCAGACGTAGCAACGTCTAGTCTGATCCAGAAACGCTGATATGTTGAATCACCGTATTCGGGGTCGCGTGCAAATGAAAGAGAGGTGCCAACCGAGTCCTTAAACAAGATGTCGTCTGGGAAACTCTCGCACTTGTCAGCAAGATGGACTTTTGTAGCAGTGTCGGTGCCGGTGCCTTTGTAGACGTCGATCCACTTCTGGTACCCAGCTTGAGCAGCGTCTGCAGCTCCCAGCGGAAGTTTACGACGGTACTTCATAGGAACGCCTTCCACTTATAGGGGTAATCATCCGATGCCTTGATGTATACATTGGTAGCATCAGCACGAACCGTCACTGTACAATCATCGTCCTCGTCATCTCCGAGGGGGATGACTGCGACAAACGGGGTGCCATTGAGCCCGTGAGCGATGGTCTGGAGGCTACCGGTGCCTTCAGACGTTCCGCCGGTAGCAGCAGAAAAGATCTCTGCTCCAGTCGGTCCTCGATCTCCAGTTGGTCCAGTTGGTCCAGTCGGTCCAGCCACGGTTGAATCGGCGCCAGTTGGTCCTCGATCTCCAGTTGGTCCTGTCATACCAGCTGGTCCGGTCGGTCCGGTCGGCCCCGTAGCCCCTCCCCCGCCAGCTCCGCCTGCCTGCATGACGAACTTGGTTCCGTCGTACACAAGGGCATCACCGACCTCCGGAGATGCAGTGGATACGGGGATCCCGGCGATCGACCGAACTCCATAGGGTTCATCGAGGGGGACGAGCGTATGCCACTCGTCACCCTCATACCAGTAGATCTCCCTGGCTTCCTTGTCGATCACTATGTTACCGGGTACCGGGTCTGCCGGCTTAGCTCCAACGATCGGGCGAAGAGGAGAGTCCGGGTCAAAGAATCCAGCTTGACGAACGCGCTCGACCGCCTCGTCGAAAGTTGGGGAAACCCGCCCGTGGAGCTCCGCGTAAGTGAGCGGCCTCTGAATCAAATTACGAAGGAGAATATCTTCTGTAGTTACCATCCAATGCCTCCATCAATCTCTCCAGCATATTGGCACAACTATACCTGGATGCGTTTATAGACCCCTTTTCGACTATATCAGGGGGGGTTTCCAGGGCTAAAAGTACCTTATCGTGAATCTGCTTGTGGTCGAACGGATTGACCGTTAGCTCAGGGTAGCAGACACGGGCGGCCTCACAAGTAACCGATGCGACCGTCGGGACGCCAAGCGCCGCAGCATCAACGACGCCTCGGCCGTAAGTGTAGTCTGGAGTTAGATCGAGGTTGATGGTAGCGCGAGACAACAACGTTTCAATATACTGTTGATAATCGTGAGTAGGTACCACCCGATCAAACAGGGTCTCAAGATCTATTGTAGGAGGAATCTTGCCCGATACTCCGACGAGGAACCGCTTTAGTTTGATCGGGTGTAAACTGTAATAATAAGCTGACCACGTTGCGTGGTAGCGATGATACTGACACGTGGCCAGAGGCGGGTCAAACTTGGTCGCCCGCTTGCGGACAATCTCCAGGGCCTGTGTGTCGACTGGGTGAGGAATATGAAAAACCTTTCGATTGAGGTACCGCTCTAGCATGAAGGCACCGTACTCTTCGACATGGAATACGAGATCGGCGAGATCTAATTGTCGCTTCATCGTACGGGGTTCGATCGTCTCCCACATGCTGAGTGCATAGTCGATGTTTGCGATAATCTTGGTATCACTGTTACCGAGCGCCGAGCGAACGGCCTCGATGTAATGGGGATGGCCTGGAGTGTAGTTCACGTGGATGATGTCGTACTGCTCCAGGTAATCCCGTTCCAATGTGCAATACTCTTCTCCGACATGACCTGCTTTCCGGAAAGCGGTGAGCCATGACCTTATCCCAGACTGTATCAGCGGACCACGGTAGATGGTGGGAATTGCATGGCAGCATATAGGAAGGGATGAATCGCTGTCCACCGAGATCACTTTTCTGCAGCTGGGACAGTACGCCTCATACTTATCCGGAGTAAGGGGGCCGGAGAAGAGTAGATACTTCATCTGCTCTTGAACCCCATTACGCTTCCAGCGATCAGATAGTTGGACGAGTGCCCATGGGCGATATCCACTTCTATGGTGCCCTTCTTGTCGGCATCCTTCACCCACTTGAACCGCGCAGTCTCGAGCGGACCGAGAACTACTACGGATGCGTAGGTGGACAGGTCGCCGGTCGGCCGGCGCCAGGTGTAATCTCCAAGTCCAGACCTGGGTCCATCACCCGCTTTGACGGTGATACCATCGCTGGTGGAAGCCCCAGTAAGATCGAACCGGAGCCAGAGGGCATCGTCGACATCACCAGACTCGATGACGAGACCGCTGGTGCTGGTGAACGTCTTTGGTGCAGCTATCTCATAGCCCATCTCGGGATCAGCAGCATACCCAAGATCAACGAAGGGGATCGGTGCTCTTGCCATTTTAACTCACCTTCCTGCAGATCAGCATGGCAAGGGCATCCGGCCTGGCGACCTTGGCACCATACACATGGAGTCCCTTGACAGCATCTGCAAATCTCTTCTGAGGTCTATATGCCTCAACCTTGTTAACGCTGTCCGCGAAAGTCGTAGCAATTGGGGTGCCCGCTATTACATACGTCTGGGTCTTGGCCGACTCTCCGCCGGTCCCTGCACCGGTCGGGACGTTGTTACTTTCGAGAATATCGAAGCCAGCAGCACGCTTAACGAGACCGTTGAGCAGTGCATCCGTAGACGTGCTAGCAGCAGCATCGGAGAACCTCGGGTCACCAGACAGGCGCTCAACGAACCAGGGAGGTACAATAGCCCACCGACCCTGCTTGGGAACGTTGGCCTCAGACAGAACGGTACCAAGCTCCAGGAGATAATCCCATGCGGTGAGCTTCGTGCCGGCTTCGTCGGGCCGGAGATCCGGGACCTTAGCCGCGGCGGTCGTTCCGATAACGTTGCCAGCAGGCACGCTCGCCTTCATTATGCCAGCGATGTACTGGTCAGCAACGTCTGCAAGGTTATACGCGGACTGTTGCATAGCTCCGTTCATTAGGGTCGGTGCAGTCTGTGCCTGGTCGATATCATCGACAGCGAAGTTGAAGTATTTAGCCTGGGTGATCGAGAGCACACTCTGGGAGTCCTCGAGGGCCTCGGGGTCGGTTATGTCAGCGTCCTTGGTATAGTCACCGATGGTGATATCACCGACAGACGTGATCTTAACCGTGCTGCCCTTGCCCTTGATCTCCCCCTCGTAGTCCCGATTGATCACGTTAGGCTGGCCGTACACGAGCGCCTTGTTGAGATTCTCAAGAAGTCTTGCGCTCCAGATGGTGGGAATGAATCCGTCAACTGCCATTTATTTCACCGTACCTGCTTTCAACTGTGCAGATATATTTTCCCAATCCGCGTTGACCTGTTCGGGTGTCATGGACTTTAGCTCCTGCGCGGTGTAGACGCGGGGCGGTGTGTTGGTAGT